GCAGTATCATTAATCAGAGTAGATGGTCATCTTTGCACTACTTGTGAACGTGGTGTGTAACGCTACCTATAAATATAGGTAGAGTTATATACTCTCTAGATGGTAGAACTTGAGGATGTTGTCTCTAGACGTGACTATAGACTCAAGCCAACCTTTAAAAAAAGATGCATAAAATGTGACAATTTCCTTGTTTTATTAAGACATAACAGTTCAATATCCCAATGGTGTAGTAGATGTAAATTAGCTTATCCTATAAAAAGAGAATGCACATATTGTGGTGGTGAGTTTGGGTTTGATGATTTAGATTGTGGGCTGTGTGATAAAATAATAGAAAAAATAGCTGCTGCAGAAGTAGGAGTAGAACAGAATGAAAAGACCATAAGACGTATTACACGTAAACATAAAAGAGGAGAAATGACAGATTTAGATTTTCAAAATCATAAACAGATATGCTTAGAGGAGATTGTTAAATGTACAAAAGAAGGGGAAAGATTAAGAAACCATCGGGAAATAGGAAAGCCTTCAGAGACTCAAACTCGAAAGCAGTAAAGTGGCTGCACGAGCATGGGTTTAGGCAGGTCCTACTAAGAACCCACTGTAGACATAAGGATTTCGTGTATGCACATAAATTTCATAAATATCTATCAACAGATTATTGGAATAAATGGGATGGCATGTGCTTTGATAAGCAGGGTAATTTATGGTTTATACAGATAAAAACATGTGGTTTTCCTAAAGATAGTGATATATTAGACTGGATAGAAGATAAGAAAGGTATAAGGGCATTATCTATTAGATTCAAGCCTAAAACAGCCTTACGCTTCTATTATAATATTTAAATGGTAGGAAGGGCTAG